GGAATCTTAAAAGATTTTAAAGTTTTAATTCCTTCAACTGTTGCGTAGAGAGCTTTTAAATTTTAAGATTTGAGAAGTCTTTTTAAATCTATTTTAAAGGACTTTAAGTTTAAATTTTGGGGATGGTCGTCATTGAATAGGGTAAAACATAATAGCAATTACGAAGTAATTTCATTAGAAAGACTTGGTAAATTTTAAAAGACGACCATTAAAAAGCCCTAACAAGAATGTTAAGGCTTTGAAGTTAGCTTAATTAACTTTTATCTTGCTCCATGAAGAGCTTAAGGCAGTCTTTATAAGCTTTTGGTAGATTCGCATAGCCAAAAGGCAAATCTAAAAGAACTTGGACATGCTTCCTAGTAAACACTGGAAGGTTCTGCAAAGACTCATTAGTAAATTTAGTTCTTTGAGACTTAGGCTTGCCAAGTTCAGCTAACATTGACGTTAAAGGTCGGGTTTTATCCCATTCTTTAATTGTGTACTGAGGATTCTTGGGATTAGGTACCCCTGTATCCGTCATGTGCATAGCCACTTTGTTAGCTTGTTTCCAAGTTGCACCCTTCTTTGGGCTTTTTTCTACATATACATTTTCCATATTTAACTCCTTAGTTAATAGATTTATAAAGTCCTGCAATGTATTGTTGCAGGTATTGAAGGTCCTCTGTATCACTACAGTGGATTCCTAGAGCATGAATTTCACTGACAAACATATCTACAATGTAGTTCACAGCACTAGAAATTGTTTTTAAGATTATACTTTCTCCATTTGAGAAGTCTATAATGATTTCTTTGTTCATAATGGTCTCCTAATATAAAGTAGATAAGACATAATTGCTTTTAAATGTTCAAATGCCTTAGAGTTTTAAAAGTTTTTGAGGTTTTGGGAAAAAGTTTTAAAAGTTTTTAAAGTTTTTTGAGGCTTTGCGATAAAAAAGTTTAAAACATTTGAACTTTAAAAGCTTTATGTCATCGTTCACTAGAATTAGGAGAGCTTTTATGGACTTAGAAATCATTAATAGACTTATCGACATGGGGACAGTGTAGTCTTTAAAGCTCTAGTGCTGTACTACATGTAGGTATGTTACAGTTAACATGAATCTATGGGGATTCAGTTTGATACAGAGAGCTTTAATGGCTGCACCCAATACCCTAAAGGACTTTAAAGTATTAACTAAGGTCTCATTAAATTGGAAAATACATGTAGAAAACACAAAGGAGTTGTAACTTGGTAGAGCTTTGAAGTGCTATGTATATATGGATACAGTGTAGCTAACTTTAAAGTCCTCAGTACACTAAAGAACGATAAAACCCTTTAAGGTCCTGTTAGTTGAGCTACAAGACTAAGGCTCTTTAAAGTATTTAGTAATGGCTTTGAAGACTTTAGAGTTTACTGGAAGCTTTTAGTTTTTCTTTTAGATTGCTGTTGGCTGTGAATCTACTAAATCCTTTAAAGACTCTTTAGACTTCATGGAGCTTTAATATGGTAATTAAGCACTTTAAAGCTTTTTAAATCTTGTTAGGGCGTTACAATTAAGAGTATTTTTCAATTTACCATCTACCCTAGGCAAGAGACCAGCCCCACCCCCCATATATCTATAGCGTGATTATACATTTTAAACCAAAAGGGTTGTACACTAGATTGAACAATACTGGTGCACAGTCGGGCTTTAAAGACTATAAAAACTTTAAAGACTTTATAGTATTAATTAGTAATAAATTACTAGAGGATTTAGGGGTGTTTTAACGTGGAAGGGGGAGGTGCTAGATAGGTATTGAACCCTGGGGGGCACTAACGTTATTATACATGTGAGATTCAATTTTGTCAAGTCTTTTAAAAAAATAACTAAAAACTTGACAACATCATCTTATAAAGCTATAATAGAAATCATGGCTATATTACCTACTCTTGATAAATCTCAAAACAAACGTGAGCTTACAGAAAAGCAACAGTCTTTCCTTGATCACCTTGTAGACTGTCAAGGGGATGCTAAACAAGCTGCAGAGCTTGCAGGGTATAAAAGCCATTACCATCATGTTGTAAAGACTTTAAAGTCTGAAATACTTGAACTAACTCAAGACATCTTAGCCAACGCAGCACCTAAAGCTGCTTTTAAGTTGGTAGAGATTATGGATTCCAAGAAGCCTATCATCCAAGCTAACAATAAGCTCTCAGCAGCTCAGACGTTACTTGATAGAGTTGGAGTCTCTAAAGTTGATAAGCTAGACGTAACTCACAACATGAATTCAGGAGGTATCTTTCTTATGCCCGATAAAGCTCCACTTGATATAGAAGAAGGAGACTACGAGGAAATAAATGAAGATATTTCTGACTGAGATTGAAGCTTATGGGACAACATTTGCAGGACCTAATATTGTGGCTCCAACATTTGAAAAAGCAGAAGCAGCAGCAGCTAAGAATGGTTTGGTTGTTGTTGGGGAGCTTGATAGTATTTACATTGATGATAAGTTAGAACAAGAATACTTAAATACAATACCTGTAGACCCTAAAGACTATGAGATACATTAACTATGCCAGCTAAGAAAAAATCAACAAAAAAGAAATCTACCGTCAACAAGGCAGGTAATTATACCAAGCCGAGTCTGCGTAAGAGACTTTTCGAGAAGATTAAAGCTGGTACTCGTGGTGGTAAAGCCGGGCAATGGTCAGCTCGAAAAGCCCAGCTTTTAGCTAAAGAATATAAAGCAGCAGGAGGAGGTTACAAATAATGGCACTAAAAGAATCTCAAAGAGCTTTACGCAAATGGACTAAACAGAAGTGGACCACACCCAGTGGTAAAAAATCTTCAGAGACTGGAGAGGTTTACGCACCTAAGAAAACTATTGAGACTTTGAAGTCAACTTCATCAGGACAACAAAAACTTGCAGCAGCAAATAAAAAGAAAAGACAAGCAACTGCTCAAGGAAAACAACACGCTAGTCATGGTTTACACAAAGGAAAGAAAAGATAATGTCTATTACATATAGAGGAGAAAAGTTTGCTGGGTACAACGTACCTAAGCGTACCCCTAACCATCCAAAGAAATCACACGTAGTATTAGCCAAGGAAGGCGATAAGATACGTATGATTCGTTTTGGTGAACAAGGAGCCAAGACTGCAGGGAAACCTAAAGCAGGTGAGTCTTCAAAGATGAAAAAGAAAAGAGCTTCGTTTAAAGCTCGTCACGCTAAGAACATTAAACGTGGTAAGATGTCAGCAGCTTACTGGGCTAATAAGGTTAAGTGGTAAACAATGGCTAAAGGTAAATCACAAGCAGTAGGTAGTGAATCTAAACCTATGGTGTTTAGGAATCATGTCTATAAGAAATCAGACAGTGGTAAAGGTGCTAATCCAAGACCCGGTTTCTATACAGATGAGTACAGAGATAATTGGGATAGAATTTTTGGTAAAAAAACGAAAAAATAAAAATGGACTTTATACCCGAAGGATACATTAAAAGAACTTCATCTACAATTAATTGGGGATATGAACTAGACGAAGCCACAGGTTATTTAAAACCTATACCCGAACACCTATCCATACTAAAGGAAGTAGCAGAAGCTGTTTTCCATAACGAAATTAGTTTAGGAATAGGGATTGATTGGTTAGAAGCTGAGACAGGTACTAGCATGAGTAAGTCAGGTTTAAAAAAATACGTAGATACCCATTATGGACGATTCAGAAAATAATTCAGAAAAGTACTTGACAAATCCCGATGGGAGCTATATACTAAAGAAAGACGGGACTCCTCGGCTTAGACCGGGTAGAAAGAAAACGTCAGAGTTGTCAAGCTTACAACTAGCTATACAAGCTAAGAAGAAGTTAACAAAGAAGAATCAAAAACTTAAGAAGTTAACACGTAGCGTAGCTAGAATACAAAAAGAAGCTGACGAAGAGGAAAAGGTTTTAACATCAAATGTTTTAACAAAGTCAGAAACTAAAAAACTTCCTGACCCAATACAAAAACATTTAGATGATACAGGTTCTCATGTGGCTTTCATGCCTAACGAAGGACCT